AAATTTTAAAGATGGCTTTAATAGGTTGAAGACCCTTCCATTATCTGTAACAAACCAATATCAAGTAACCGTAAATGGATTCACAAATGGTCTTAGAGATTACTTAATGGAATACTATGGTTTACCTAATGACAATGCAACAGGTAATTCTATAGGTATTATGTGTTCTCAAGCTGTATTGCCAGGAACTTCATTTGCAACCTTGGAAATTAGTGATAACTACCAAGGAATTAAACAACACGTTCCACACTTCCGTAACTATATAGACAGTGAATTTTCATTTTATGTTGACGCAAAACATCAGCAACTCAAATTCTTTGAAGGATGGATGGATTATATTTCTGGAGATAATGCTCCCAAGACAGAGAATCTAAAAAATGAAGCATATTATAGAAGATTTAATTATCCTATGAGATCTGCTGCTAACTTTGCATCAACACCCACTGTTGGTTACAAATGCAATTCGTTATCTATTTGTAAATTTGATAAGAATGGTGATAATCAGTTGAAATATGACTTTATTAATTCTTTTCCCAAATCATTAAATACAACTCCCGTTTCATATGGTCAAGCAGAAGTAATGAAAGTAACAGTTACATTTGCCTATGATCGTTATATAATGAGGTAACTCTCAAATGGCAACTAAAAAAGGTTATTATAGACCCAAGAACCCTAAAAAATATAAGGGTGACTATAAGAATATCATTTTTAGATCTAGTTGGGAAGAAAAGTTTATGAAATATTGCGATACCAAGCAATCCATTTTGGAATGGGGTTCAGAAGAATATGTCATACCTTATAGAGATCCCACATCAGGAAAGGTACGTCGTTATTTTCCTGACTTTTATATTAAAGTGAAAGAATCTAGTGGTAAGATTAAAAAGTATATTATTGAGATCAAACCTGCAAGACAAACTAAAGAACCCAAGATACAAAAGAAAAAAACTAGAGGGTATATCTATGAAGTCTACACTTATGCAAAGAACCAAGCAAAGTGGGAAGCAGCAAAAGACTTCTGTGACAATAGATTATGGGAATTTAAAATATTAACGGAGAGAGAACTTGGCATTTCCAACTGACGATAATGAAAATAGAATCCGTGGGATTATTAATAATCTAACAGGTACAGAAAGTGCTGATGATTTAATGCTAGAACTTTTAGATATTCTGCAAGAAGGTAATAAGGTACCTGAAGTTGGAAAGATATATGCATTCGTTTATCAACCAAAAACTCCTAATATTCAATACGACCAAAATCCTTTAGTTGCTGTTACAGATATATTCCAATGGGGATTCCGTGGTCTTAACTATCATTGGGGACAAGTACGTCAATATACATGGAATGAGATTGCTGGTGGCATCTATGAAATATACCCTGAAGAACTTTCAGATGCTATAGAAATACCTTTTGGTAATATTCGTCTAAATAACTAAATAAGAAATAATATCCTCCAAATATATGGCAGAAAAAAGAAAAAAAAGTTTGCTTCGAAGAGGACTTGAGAGAATTGGTGGTGGGCTTGCCGATTATGCAACTATGGGGTTCACTGATTTTGATAAAAGAGGTTCAGCGTTTTATCAATTTAATCCTATAAGTGGTGGTAAAGATAAAAGATGGGATAGAAGCGATGAATTAAGTGAAGCAACAAGGGAACGAAATAAACGAATCGCTCAACAGAGATCCCAAATACTTAAAAAAGAAAAAACAATAGCGAGTGAAAAGTTACCTAATGACTTAAGATATCCTTATACCGAGATTCAAGCTGATCAAGACTACCTCAAGTTTTCAATATTTACATATAAAAGATCTGGAGCTGTAACCAAGAAAGCTAATCCAGATAGTTTCTCTACAGCCTTTACTGGTCAGTCATTAAAAGCAAATTATCTTGGTAATATTCTACTGCCAATGCCTAAAGATATTAAAGATACCAATCAGGCAAACTATGGTCAAGATGGTACCATGAACTTTATGCAAGAGAAGGGATTAGAAGCAGCAGGAAAGGTCACTAAAGAAGGAGATGTTAAAGGTGCTTTTAAAGTTGCTTCAGAAGGTTTCAAGGAAGCTATCGGAGCAGAAGGTTTTACAAATATGGCCAACGGTGGAGATCTGCTTGGAAATAGATTAGCAATGGCAGCAGTTAATGTAATGGGTGGTAATCTGACATTCGATCAAGTTCTGTCAAGAAGTGAAGGTGCTGTATTAAACCCTAACCAAGAGTTATTATTCTCTGGTCCCACACTTCGTAACTTCTCTTTTACCTTTCAGTTTGTTCCACGTCATCAGGTAGAAGCACAAACTGTAAGAAATATTATTAAAGCATTTAAGAGAAATATGGCACCCAAAGGTTCAGGTGGTCCCTTCCTAAAGACACCGAACATCTTTGAGATTTCATATGAAGGAAAGGCAAACAAGTATTTGAATCGAATCAAACTCTGTGCTCTAACAAATGTAGCTACAGATTATTCGGCAGGACTTGAATCATGGTCAACCTATAATGATGGTGCTCCTATCTCAATGAGTATTGCTCTTTCATTTACTGAGTTACTACCAGTATTCAATGAAGATTACGGAGAGTATAGTGATGAAAATGATGGAGTTGGATTCTAATGGGTTATTTTAGAGAGTTACCAGATGTAGAGTATCAGAATTTTCTGTCCTCATCAATATCGTCACAAAGTTATTTGACGGTTAAAAACTTATTCAGAAGAAATAAGTTACGTGATGATCTTCAAAGTTCTTTCACAGTCTTTGATAAGCATGAAATTGTACAAGGTGCCCGTCCAGATACTGTTGCTGAAGAATATTATGGTGATCAACAGTTAGATTGGGTTGTCTTAATGACAGCAGGTATTCTAAATGTCAGAGATGAATGGCCTTTAGATGATAGAGATCTTTATGATTATGCTTATGATGTTCATGGAGATAAACTTAACTCTGTCAGATATTATGAGACTACAGAAGTTAAAGATGCTAGTGGTCGTTTGATACTCCCTGCAGGTAAACGAGTGAATGAAGATTTTGAAATATACAAACCAGATGAGAGTAACGAAATATCCACAAAAATAAACCCAGTCAGAGGTATCTCCAACTGGGAATATGAAATTATAAAAAATGAAAGGAAAAGAAGTATCTATCTCTTAAGGAAATCATACCTTCAACAGTTCTTAAATGACATGAGAAATATAATGGTATATCAACGGTCTTCGGGTCGTATCAATGATAGATTAGTGAAGACCGAGAATACAAGAGTCTCTATGCCTCTTTAAGTCTACTCATTTGCAAGAGCAGCAAAATATTGGAGAGTATCATCTTCTTCAAAGGATGCCTTTGAAGCACTGGATGTTGTGAGTTGTTCCTCTACGTTAGATGTAGCAACATTACTTGTCTCTTCCTCATTCACAACCTCCTCATCTAGTCTCTTCGCAGGTGCTGTAGATCCTAGTACATATGTAAGACGCTTCTTCAAGTCATCATATGACTTAAACTGGTCTGATCCTACAAAGTCTTGTAAGGAATACTCCTTCTTCCATAAGGCTTCTAGTGCCTCATCGTCATCGTTTAAAGGGCTCGGCTGAGCGAACTCGGAGCTATCGTAATTTCTGTATCCAGCAACATTCTTTGCTTTCAACTTGAAGTTAGCTCCTTGCCATAGATCAAATGGATCAATAGGACTCTCATCTTCAAACTCAGGTTGCATCGCAGCCATCAACTTATCAAAGATCTTCTTACCATACTTGTATAAGAATACCTTACCTTCATTTTCAGGATTTGCAGGATCTTTCACAACATACACATTACTGATGTATGTAAGTTTACGCTTTTGTCTACGGGCAGTGTCCTTACCTGCTTCCGTACCATTGTTCCAGAGTGAAGTGTTATACTCTGATACTGGGTCTTTTTGGTTTAAGGTAGTTAAACTATTTTCTATGTACCAACCGCCAGGTCCTTGAAAGGCATGACTGTATAGTTTAACAAATGGCAAGTCTTCGCCATCAGGTGCTGGAAGGAAACGTAGAACAGCATAGCCATTACCTGACTTGTCTACATCTAACTTCCATAGTCTATCGTCCCCACCAGATGTATTATTCATCTTCTCCACTTCTTTGACTAACTTAGAAGTGAGAGTTCCTAGTCTGGACGCTTTTTTCAGATTACTGAAAGACATTTAGATTACCTCGGATTTAATTGGATTAAATGGATTTACTTGTATATTATAGCAAGGATTTGATTATACGTCAATAGATTGCTTAAGTTTTTCGATAGTGCTGTTCATTTGTGTGAATAATGTATTGATGTCAGCATTATCACCAAACCCTAAACCACTTATTGACTTTTTCAACTCCTCTAGCATTTTGGTAGCATCAGGATCATCTGATAGAGATAATCTCGTATACATAATCTTTTGCTTCTCCAATAGAAGGAGTAATGTTTCAACATGCTCTAGTTTTTCCTCACGGGTCATGGATTGAAATCCAATCAAATTAGAATAAACATCTTGTTGAAGTTCATTTATTTCATGTAGTGCATCTTGAATAATTTCAGAATCAAAAAAGTTACTCATTAATAATGTCCCGTAAGATTTTTTTATACTTTAGCATATTAATATTTATGAATGGTATATATTTTTTTATCTTTAAACTGACGGATTCCCACACTGGGTCAGATAGTTTTTTGTCAAAGTTTTTTACGAAAGAAAAGACTTTTTCCAGTATCGTAAGCGTTTCTAGCGAAATCTCCCCACGCAGATACTTTCTTAACAATGGGGGATGGCCCTTCGAACAATCGAACAGTGTTTCGAATCTGTGTTCTGAGAGTAATCTCTCGATTTGTTCTTTGAACAAGTAAGTCAAACTCTGTTTGCGTTTTAGCCATTCGGAGTAGTTCTCCTCCCCGTTTTTTATAATCTCGCCAATCCATAAGTTTTGTGGGTTATCAGTTGTTACAAAGTTTGCTAATAAAAAGTTTACCACTTCTTCATCAGAGTATTTACGACTAGTCTTCTCAAACCAATACTTGTCCTTTCTCTTATTAAAAGCGGCCATAGTAGCACGGGATTTACCTCCATACTTATGATAGTCAAATTTAGGATTAGTAAAATGACTCTTCATTGAAAGATAAGCATGATAGGTATCAAATGGTGACACGTTCATTAAACTGGTAGTTTTGCCCTCGATGTTTTTTTCATAAAGTTTAACTCTTGAGCATCCCACTTGAGTTTCTCTTTTAGGGGTTTAGATACAAGTTTAGTTACTGATTCTATCTCAAGGTTATTCTTTTCGCAATAATGACAAATAGCATCAATATAGTTAAGTTCATCACTTACTACAATCTTTTCTATTTCCATAGCAAACTTTTGAGGTGTTAAAAACTTACTCTCAATTGCCTTTTCTAATTCTTTATTTGGTTCCATAGAGCTCCAGTTTATCTCCAACAAACTTTCTAATATATTTGTCGAGAAGTTTGATGTACTTTGCTTTGTCTGATTCTTCATAAACGATACATTCTCCATTTTCACAAGCCATAATGATTACAAGTTTTTTTATAGAGATGTTTTTCATCTCATACAGCATACAACCGTATGCCATTGCTTGAACAAAATAATGTTCAATCCACTTACGTGGTTTAGGTTTTTTAGATGTCTTAAAATCTATTATCGCTAACTCACCATCATATTCTGCAATACAATCGACAGTTCCTGCAATACCTAATTGTCTACTATATAGAGGCCCTTCTAAAGCATATATTTTATTTATCTTATTCAACTCAAATTTAGCAACCTTAAATAAGAACTTTGATAAGGGTTGTACCTCAGGAAGGTCTTCATTTTTTAAATAATACTCAGTAAGAGTATGCATATCAGTACCACGACTTGTTGCTGCTTTCGTGATACGGTCTGCTTCTTCATTACCAACTTTCTTTCGCCAGTTAACAAAGATTTCTTTATTAAAATGACTAGTAACAGAAGTAATAGAAACTAGTTTAACTAATTCATCTACATCTGGAATAGAATAATAACGAACACCATCGATAGTCTCTCTTTTTAGAGGTTCGAGGTTCAAATCAACATGATTAAACATTAAACAGTAGCTTCCATTTTAGCAATAAGATATTCTTTGACTAATCCTGAACGGATTATATCTTCTATCTCAAACTCTATTATATCAAAAGATGGCATTTTACGCAAGATGTTCATAAAGTCTACGATACCATTACGGTCATTAGTCTTTACTAAATCAGTCTGTCTAGCATCTCCAGAGAAAATAATCTTGGTATTTTCACCAACTCTTGTAATGATACTATCTAACTCATGGAAGTTTAGATTCTGAAACTCATCTACAATAATAACAGAGTTATCTAATGTAGTACCTCTCAAAAAACTAGTACTCCAAAACTTAATAGTATCCTGTGCTTTTAAGTTACCATACAGCATCTCAAAATCAGCATCACTCGACATCTGGAACATATACTTTACCATATTCTTGTATGGTATTTGATATATGTCTGCCTTATCTTCATGGTCACCAGGTAAGAAACCAATCTCTCTGGTAGCAACCAACGATCTTACCAAATATATCTGTTCATAAGGAGTGTTCTCACTTAATACATCTTTCAATGCATTGAATAAAGAAATAAAAGTCTTACCTGTACCCGCACAACCATAAGCAACTAAATGTTTACCTGCTTTATATGAATCAAATAACCTCTTCTGATTAGCATTAAGTGGTTCTATATCCACCAAATATCCAGAACCCAAAGGTTTTCTTTTTTTCATCTGTTTGGCAGTCATACCAACTCCAATATTATTTGGAGTATTAGATCTTTTCTTTCTAGCCATTAGATTTTCTTTACTTTAGAACCAGGTGCTTTTGAGGCTTTATGTAGTACCTCATTCCATCCTGGATTTTTCGCAACCAACTTATTTCTCCAATCTCCTACCTCTGCTGCCATTGGACACGTAGATGGATCACTCCAATCACGTTTCCAATCAGGATTATCTTCGCACCATTGAGACCACTCTGTGATACTCATTGCTACTTCTTTCTGCTCACCAGTTTCTTTATGTACTACAGGATATGTTGCCATGATAATAAAGTATTGTAAAAATATTTAGACCCACTCTAGGGCTTCTGATACAGCAGGAAACTGTTCGGTAAATACCTTCTTACATGCCTCTGCAATATCCATATGTTCCTTTTGAGTCCCATGTGCTGAACGTAAGTTAATATAATGAACCCAAGAACGACATGAACCTGTCATATAGATTCTCGTAGGTGTAGCAAGTGGCAATACCATCCTAGCACACTCTTTAGCAACACCCTGACTAAGCATCTGTTCGTATAATGACTTAGCAGAACTAAAAAGAGTAATCATCTGCTTCTCAAATTTTTCTACCATTTCAGGATCTAGGTCATCAGTTGAATTTTGCCTATTTTTCAAATCTTGCTTACGAAGTTCTGGAAGGTCAATATCACCTAATGCCGTACTAGCAGCATACCTTTGAGAAAACTCTTGAAAGGTAAAACTTCTATGTCTTAATACCTGTGCAGCAATAGCACGAGTAGTCTCTATCTCAAGAGTCATAGAAGATTGCTCAAACACAGACCAATGGTTATGCTTAATACAATACTTCAAAAGTCCAGAATACTTTTCGTTATCCTGATTTGATGGATTAGAAACTCTGGCAATGTATGCCATTGTCTTCTCTGCATCAGGAGTGATGCTCACAAGTTTTACAGTCATTTTTTACCAAATCCTTCAGGTTTTTTTCTTTTATCTTTTGCTACCTCTTCTTCCAGAATAGCAAGTTGTTCTCTCATAAAGTTGAGTTCAGTAGTATCATACAAGTAATCTTGTTGAAGTGCTTGTCTCAGATTTTTTAAGATTTCTTTAGATCTCATCCGTCATCATCCTCGAAGATTTCATCATAATCGGTATATCCTTTCAATCTAGAAGTATCTACTTTTGTGGTGTAAGCATCTACATCAGAATAAACTTCTGCCTTCAGAGCATCTACCAGTAGTTCCAAATTACGAACGATAAGTTTTAGTTTTTCTCTTTCTGGTTCCATAATTTTTATATGGTATTTATATAGTATACCATAAAAAAAGAGGGGCCGCAACCCCTCTTTATCTTAACTGCAAGGTATTGCCTTGCTTCTAACCTTGATACCACGATACATTAAATCGTGATTACGAGTTTGAGTATGCTCGTTGATGAGCATTGCTCTGTACTCTTCAGTGTCGTACTCGACACCACGGTAAGTAACTTGTGCCATTGGCTTTCTCCAAAGTAGTAGGGATT